TGTGAATATCTCTTAGTGTTTGGAAACTAAGATTTGATTATTTTATAATATGATTATAGTCATATTTACTACCAATTTTTATGGGACTCTGCCTTACCTTTGGATCGGGGTCCGCTCGACGTTTAAATTGGAACGTGGGGGGTTAATAAGTTGCATTTCAATATCATTGAAATTTTGATTATTATATTTTACTTTTAATTTATTTATAAACTTCTTATACAGAAGATATATTAAAACTGAAATTACAATAAAACAAATAAACGTAAGATCTAAGCTAAAATGACCATTTTTAAAGAAAGATTTATGATCTCGAGTAATAGCTTTACCTTTTTCATTATGTATAATTTCAGTTTTAGCAAACCAGTGAGCTAAGAAGTCAAACATTGTTATATTGTGATATTTATATTTTAATTATTATATTGTTAGTTAATGTTATTATTATATTTTTGGTTACGGATTAATAAATGATTAATCTTGATGTTCAGCAATACGGAAATTACTAGCAGTTCTAATCATAGAACGCATTTCAATATGTTGCTTTGTCATTAACATAGTTTGTGTTGGAGTAGGTATAGGTGCATTTTTACTAATAAATTGATTAAAGACAACTGATAAATTTATTAAAGAATATGTAGCTAAAGTTGTTCTAACATTAGTTGTAAAATAACCATCATGGTACAATTTCAAAAAGCCAAAAGGTAAACCAGTAACATTGTCAATTAAATTTAAAATAACTGCTTCATTTTCTCCAATTGAAAATCGTCCACTGCCAAACATACATTCTAAAAATGTTGTTGTCACCATTGGAGTTGTAGTATTCCAACCAGCTATAGATGGAATACCAAATGTAACTAAAGATTCACCAGGAGGAGGTCGTAATACTGTCTCACCAGGGAATGTTACAGCTAAAGTAGCAGTAATATTAGGGTTAAGACGATAATATGAACCTCCAATTGCACCAGTTACAGTGTTAAATGTTGAACTCAAGTCTACAACTAAAGGAGTAACTAAGTTAGAACCTGAACCTGCTGAAGCAAATGTTCCTGCAGATGACTGAGTAAACCTAAGGTTTCGAGGGTAAAATTCTCCTGATTCATTAACAGGTACTAGATTAGTAGATGAAGAAGCAAAGAATTGATAAGAGCTAATAGAGTTATCGAAGGGATTTGTATTTGATTTAATGTATGAACGAGAACCAATAGGTATTCCACTTAATGATGTTTGTCCTGTTCTAGCAGTTGTAGTAAAAGCTTGAGGATGAAATTGTAAAGTTAACATTGGAGCAGTTAAGATAGGAGAATAATTAAGTTCAGGAAATTGAAAAAGAATTGCCCATTTCTCAACATCTGTTGGAACAACAGAGGTAAGATTTGGAGGTTTAATCTGAAACATATCAAAATCATTAGCACCTTTATTAAATACTTCTATATCAATCTGATTAACCCCAGTACTAGATGTTACAAGTTGTTGAATGACATATATAGTGATGTATCCAGCAATATTTTCTGTCTTAGTTAGATCATCATCCATATAATGGAACATGATATTACGTTGATCAGGCATATCTTTAGATACTGCTTCAAGTTGTTTAGGATCAATAACATTGTATTCAAAAGTACCTAGTTGGGAAGTATTTTTAAATTTAGAAGGATTTATATTAGGAGGTAATCTACCAATACCTATAGAACCAGCATGGAAGGCTGTTCCGGCAACTTTCATTTGAAAATCTAAACCACCAGCCCAACAATTAAAAATGCCGGCTAAATAGGACATGATAATATTACCACGAAGAGGAGTAACAGGAGTAGACCATAAAATTGTTCCTGGTGACTGAGTAGTCGACCATGTTACATTAGCAAGAGGTATAAATTGCTCTCTGACATAACCAAGAGCATCATCAGACTTAACACAAGCATGACGATGACCTTCTTTAGTCGAAGGACGAGGTCCTCCTATTGTAGGAACATCTAAACGGTCTTTTGCTGTAGAAGTATAAATAGCACCTGTTGCTGCTTCTACATCTTTAATTGCAGGAATAGGAGGATTTAATCCAGAACTTTCCATGTCTCTAAGTTTGGTTGTAGTAAATAAGTTTG